AGGTGGTACACAAATAGTGAAGAACTACCCACTGAAGACTTGACCGAGTGGGGACGCGGAGAGGTTGATGCCGAAGGTCGTTTGGTAGTCAAGTATTACCGTCCAGAGGTGTTTGGGCCAGAAGACGAAGTAACCAAACTTTGGTTTGTTCTTCTTGATGGTCGTCATATCCAGCCCGCTCATTTGATTCTTCTTGGGTTTGCGGACGACAGGTACCCATGGGGCACGGTGATTGAGGGTTTGGAAGCCTCTCGGGTTCTTGAAAAGGAATATATGTCTACATGGGCCGGAATGATTAATTGGCGTGCTGGAGACCCAATGATTCAGCAAATAACGACTGCTCCAAACTGGCGACGCAAGAGAATTTCAGTCATGATGTTTGGGGTTTGCGATGTTGTGAACGCTTGTTATGGATTTAGTCCTGGCAAAGTTATTCACGGCGGTGCCGTAACTACAGCAGACGGTGAAAAATTACGAGATATATATCCTGGCGGAAGCGACCGAATAGACGGGCGTATTGGCTCTGTCGGTCCTCAAGAATCGTAAGAGTGCTTAGATAATCCAAGGTCAAATGCAAGCTGAGGATAGTTTCCTATGCGGGTATGACAAGGACGACAGACACACATAAGGTTTGATTCGTCAAGAATGGAGCCGCCCTGCGAACGACGAATCAATTCGTGAACATCTTGAGACCTATTTTGATGGTAGGTAGTTTTTTCATCGTGTTTTGCAAAAACCGGACACGCTTGACAGTAAGGGTTTTCTGTCAATAATCGTTCAACCAAAGGTCTGCGAAGTTTATATTCGGCTTCTTTTTTCTTTGACCTATGACGCATTTAAAGATTGTATCAACTAAAGCCGATTGCTATTGATGTCGTCAAACAGCCATTTATTTTGCAATGCAGCCCACAGTGCCCTATCTACCGCAGTATCTTCAAGGTCATATTCATTAAGAAGTTCACGATGTTTAGTAATTGCGCGTTTGAGAAAAGAAACTTCGTCCCATCCGTCAGACACAATAACGTCGCCTGTTTCAATCATTGTTACAACATCATCTAGTCGACGATTTACGTGAAATTTAAATCGTTCTATTTTAATTATTCTGCTTTGATATGACTTAGCAGCAGCTTTAGCCATTTTGTTGCCTTCGTTGCCAAAAGAGGCATAACGTTCCGCATCTGCATCTGCATCTTCTTTTATTTGTTCAATTTGGCTATCAAGTATTTCAACCAAAGAAATCAAAGCATCTCGCCATCTGAGCCAATTTTCTTGAGAAATAAGAATTTCTTTTTGACTCGGAGAAATAGTTTTTTTTACTTCTTCGGCAACCATTTTTGCAAATGCATCATCGTTAATCATTTTTTATTCCATACAGGACAAATAGTCTTATAGGAGCACCAGTCGCAAAGCACCGAACGAGTAGGAGTAAAATTTCCACTTTCACAACAAGCATCAATTTCTGTTTTTGCTTTAACTACAACCGTTTCAGCAGAAATAAGAGCAGTTTTGTCTATAAAAGACTCTAAACGTTTTCCTTCTTTAAGGTACAACAGTTCTAACTTGCTAGTATCTCCACGCCCTTCTTCTTTCAATAGGTAGGCATACAGTTGAAGTTGGAAGAATTTGTCTCCTGAAAAATGAGGCTTTGGAACTTTTCCAGTTTTGTAATCAGAGATGGTTAAGGTTGAGTCTTCATTCACGGAAAAACGGTCAATGAAGCCTTTAATTCTGACACCACCAACAAGACCGTTTACTTCATGTTCCAATCCTGCAGGAAATACTTCTTGTGGTTCTTCAATCTTCCAAAGATTTTCAATACACCACCAAGCATTCCATCTAAATATGCGTAATTTATCCGGGTCTCTAACCCATGGCGCAACTCGTTCCCCCCAACCGTTGTTCCATAAATGACTTGCAATTTCTTTAGTAAGTGATGCTGTTCGGGTTTCAATAGGCTCTGCATAAAAAGCTTCTAATACATCATGAACAAAATTGCCTAGCAACGTAGCTTCTGTTGGGTCGTCTTGAATCAAGTCAATCTTGTTGTACTTAAATTTTAAATTGCACTGATTAAAAGTGCCGATAGACGAAGCAGATAAATGAGGCGGAGGACTAAGCGTTGTCAACGTCTTCACGAGCCTTTGCATCAAAAGACAAAACAAGACAATGCTCTAATAGTGCAGTTAAGTCTTCTTGAGAAGCGGTAGCTTTTGTTGGCTTTGGACGACCATTGCTATATTTTTCCCAAAATGTATTAAGTCGTGCTTTATGCTCAGGACTAAGAGACTTGGAGATGCTCACAAAGTTTGTCCACAGTTCTTCAATGATAGGACTAATGACTGGCTCAGGAATTGCTTCTACTGCTTCCATTGCTTCTTCGGTACGAGCAAGATAAAGACCTATGCCAAATGTTTGAGCAGCCTTTTTAAGAGCATCTGAAACTGCACCCTTCATCTCGTCACCAAGGTCTACAATTTCTCCGGCTTTGGTGCGCTTGATTTTTTGTCCACCAAACCCATCGCGAGTCACGATTGCTGCTGGCTCATCATTAACCCATGTAATACGCACGTGAGCCACAATGTAATCAGGGTCAATAGCATCGCGCCCACAAGTAATAATTTCAAAAGACCATTTGGTAACGCCAAGCACTTTGTTTATGCGAGTAATTACCTCACTGACTGGAATGTAGGTAAGAGAGGCACCGCCCTTTTTTAGTTGACGCTCAACTTCCTTTGGGAATGGTTCTGTAAGTTGTGAATAGATATCACTCATAGGTTTTTTCCTTTTCTAACAATAAGGCTCACTTTTGGTTCACCAGTTTCGCAGTAGTTATCTGCATTTAATCCGATTTTTGATAATTCTCCTACTCGCCAGTAGGAAGGCTGTAGATAATCCAAAAGCTTCAAGATAATGTCTTCTGCGGAAAGTGTTACTTCTCCTGAGTCCATATCTACAGCGGACTCGGCTAACCGCCTAGCAACGGCTGTGGCTAAATCCTTGTGTTGCCAACCCTTTCGGTCGTAAGCAACTTTGCGCTCAATCTCTGCTCCGTGAGCAAGATTCATCCCACTGGTTGAATGACTATCCATTGCTGCCGCAACACGCGCAGTAAATGAATCATAAATAATACTCAAATCTCGTTTTGCTAAATTTAATTCTAATAAAATAGAACAAATTTCTTCAAGTTCTGCAGTTTCGGTGTTTATATTAGAGACATATTCATCAAGGTCAATAATAATACGCCTAAAATCGGCTTCGTTTAACATAGGTGCTCCGGTCAGTAGTTGGATACCTAGACGATGATACCGATACGTTTCCTCTGTGGCAACCCCAAACCAGTTAAATGTGTAAAAGCTCCGACTGCAGAGTCAACTTGGTCGTCATGGTCACATGCTTCAGGAAAAGATGAGAGTTCGTCCATCCAGTCATTGAGCCATGTTCCTCTAACTACCCTGACATTGCCATTAGCAACAGCGGCAGCAAACGGACGGGCTCTCGTGACTTTGTCTCCAGTAGAGCGAATACCTCCAAAGTCGTACCCAGGCAGAACGTATCTTGCGTATTGGTCGACAAGGGCTTTTCCTGAAGAACCAGGCTCCTGCTCCATTCTGACCGATACTCCAATTCCGTCTTCATAAGCAGTCTGGGCGACAAGTTGCTCCACCTTCTCACCCTTGACCCTGGCTTTTTTGACGTCTAAAATATAGGAAATTCCTTGGTCAAAAAGGACTAAAGTCCCAACCGTCCAGTCTGGGTCAGGGTTTGAGTAGGAAGGCTCCGTGGCAGCAAGGTCCCAAAACCTGACAGCTCTAGCTAAGGGTGAAACTTGTGGAATCTCGTGCTGGTCAATAATCACTATTGAAGTTCTTTCAAACATTGTTCCAAGGGTGGTCGAGAACCAGTCACCCTCCTCAAGTCGCCTACGCTCAATAGGGTCCAAAGCCTGAAGGGCCATTCGATACGAGGCGGCATCAATTCCAGGGTTATCGGTCAGCTTAGATGGCACAAATATCCGGTTCTTTTCTATACCTTCAATGATGAAACGTTGTCTAACCCAATTGGGAGCAGGGTTTGAGGCAGCCCTCATTCGCAGAGGAACCTGTGAAAGCGGCCCAGTTGCGGGTCGGCGAAGACGAGAGAAAAGATACCTGTAGTCAGATTCGCGGATTTCGGTAACTTCGTCCATGCCAATAAATTGGAATTCAGAACCCTTATAACGCAAGTAGTCGTTGGTGTTATTGAGATAACCAAACGATATTCTTGCACCGGATGGGAAAGTTGCAACGTTTGAGTTGGCATTCCAATGGATGGTGTCATCCGTGTCAATCCATGACTTAAAACGGTCCATCAAGGCACCGGGAAGAGATAAGTCAGCAAATGTGCGACGAAAAAGAATTGCTGAATAATTGGGGATATCTACATACTGAAGTGCAGACATAAGCAAAGCGGAACTCTTGCCTCCGCCCGCGGCTCCACCAAAAAGGGCTTCAAGCGCATTCGTTCTTAAAAAAACTTTTTGCGTAATTGATGCTTCTTCAGGACAGAACGGTGGTTTCTTTGGTTCTAAGTACGCAAGAACTTTTGACCAATCAGTTTCACTCATGATTCTCCATGCAAGTTGTTCACTGCTCCACAATAGAACACAATTATGCGCTACGGTTGTGTATATGCCCGAAACTTCACCTGAGCCAAAAGAATCAGTCAAAGCAAAGATAAGTAAAGTAATTACTTGGATTTCTAAAACTCTTATAAAGAGAGACTTCTACGCGAATATGCTCATGTCGTCGTTTATACTGTTTACTAGCATTGGGGCTGGTATGTTCACCCCTGCTTTGGGCTTTATTGTGGCGGGTATTACATGCGGACTATTTGGATTTTTGTTGGGTCTTGAGTAAATATGGGCTGGAACATTCAGAATAAATCATTACAAGACGACATCTCTACCAAGGCAGCCTCAATTGGGCCAGGTGCCCCAGTTAACCAAAACCCAGGTTTTGTGGGTCGTCCATATCGTGACTCTTGGGACATTGAACGTGCTTACAAAGAAGGAATGCAAAAGGTTACGTGGGTTTCACGTTGCATTGACGCCATTGCTGGAAACCAAGCTAGATTGCCGGTCATTCTTCGTGCAGACAATTCGCCACATGGAGAAGTGCTAAAAGGCCACAAGGCAAAAGACAATAACATTTTGTCTATTTTTAACACCAAGGCAAACATTGGGGAAAACTCTTTTATCTTCCGCTACCGCATGTCTTCTCAACTGCTTCTTAGTACTCGTGGTGTTTTTATTGAAAAAATCAGAGGTCGTGATGGTCGGGTAATTGCACTTAGCCTTCTTCCTCCTCAATCAACTGCTCCGATTCCTGATGCTAAAAACTTTGTTGCTGGATATCACGTAATCATGCCAACAGGTCAGCCAGTTGTTATGAAAACCGATGATGTTATCTGGATTCGCAGGCCTCATCCGCTTGACCCTTATTTGTCAATGACGCCGCTTGAGTCGGCTGGAATTGCTGTAGAAATTGAAAATTTAGCCAAAGTTTATAACAGAAACTTCTTGCTTAATGATGGCCGTCCGGGTGGTCTTTTGGTTTTGCGTGGCGAAGTTGACGATGACGACAAAGATGAATTGCGCAATAGATTCAAGGGAAATATCACCAAAGTTGGGCAGACTACTGTTATCTCCTCTGATGATGGTGCAGATTTTGTGGATACTTCATCCAGTCCAAGAGATGCCGCCTATATTCAGATGCGCCAAATTACAAAAGAAGAAATTCTCGCGTCCTTTGGTGTTCCTGAGTCGGTAATTGGAAATGCTTCCGGCAGGACGTTCTCCAATGCCAACGAAGAACATCAAGTGTTCTGGAACGAAACAATGTTGCCACACCTTGAAATTATGGCTAGAGCGCTTGATGAGCTAGACGAGCTTTACTATGTTGACTTTGACACCAGTCAAGTTCCGTCGTTAATCCTTTATGACCAAGAGCGCCAACGATACTTGATGCAGGAATTTCAAACTGGTTTAATCAGCACCAATGAGTACCGTATTGCTTCAGGCAGAAAAGATACTCAAAGCGATTTGGCAGATTCATTGTTAATGAACCCAAACTTGACTCCGATAGCAAATACATTGAAGAAGATGGAAGAACCGCCTCAGGCTCAAGTTGCCGGCCCTCCAGGCGCTCCAGGTGCTCCAATGCCAGGCGCTGCCCCAGCTGGTGCTCCAGGTCAACCAGCAATGCCGCCAGACCCAACAACAATGGAAGGCGCAATGGCACTTGCCGCTCAAAATGCCGCTCCAGAAGCTGGCGGTGCAGCCCCAGAAACAGGTGCGGCTCCAGTCCCAGAAGGTCAAATGAGCTACGGCTTTGGTGGAATTCAAAGCAAGTCTGCGGATGAATGGAGCATTAAAGCTTCTCAGTCCCTAGTCAGGTGGACTGAGATTCTTGACCGAAGCCTTGAGCGTGTCTTTGAACGCCAACAACGAGTGGTTCTTGAAAAGATTAGTGGAGTAAAAGCCCGCAAGTCTTTATCTGACGGAACTCTAGACACCTCTCAGGTTTGGAGTGCCGATACTTGGGCAAAGCAATTGGATGAAGATAT